AGGCAAAGCATGATCACCGTAGAGCGTTATCACGATTTCTCCGCCGGCCACCGGGTTGTCGGCCACGAGGGGGCTTGCCGGTTTCTGCATGGCCACAATTACCGGGTTCACTTTATTGTCGCCCCGGATAAGGCTCTCGGCCTTGACGGGATTGGCCGGGTTCTCGATTTCGGCCAGATCAAGCAACTCCTGTGCATGTGGCTGGAGGACAACTGGGATCACAGGTTCTTGGCTTGGGAAGAAGACGCTTTTATGCAGGCCATTGAAACGGCCCTTGATACCCGCGCCCCGGCTGAGAACTTTGATCTTTTCGACGAGTCCGTTGTCTGGCTCCCTTTCAACCCTACGGCCGAAAACATGGCCGCCTACCTTGTGGAAAAGATTGGCCCGAGCGTCCTTGCCGGAACCGGGGTGGCGCTCATTGAGTGCCGTATTGAAGAGACCCGGAAATGCACCGCAACCTACACGAAAGGACAATAAATCATGGCCCAGACGCGTCTAACATATGCTATGGTGGAAGAAGCGGCGGATAGCGTCGCCGCTGAATTAGTCCACCTTGAGAACGACAACAAGCTCCTGGTTTATGCCGTCCCGAGGGGCGGGGTGCCAGCTGCTTTCCTTATAGCCAAGGCGCTGGTCGGCTATGGGATCGAAACCGTTTTCGTTGATGACCCGCTCGATGCGGATGTCATTGTGGACGACATCGTTGATTCCGGGGCGACCCGCGGGGCTTTCCATGAAAAATACTCGAAGCCTTTTTACGCTTTGATTGACAAGACCGAAAGCCTGGAGAAAGAGATTTACCGGAAGAACTGGGTCGTGTTCCCTTGGGAAAACGGTCTCGAGGAGTCGAACGGCATAGAGGATAATATTCGTCGCATCATGCAATTTATCGGCGAAGACCCGGACAGGGAGGGGCTGCGGGAAACACCCGAAAGGGTAACTAGGGCGCTCAAGCACTGGTTCTCCGGTTACGACCAAGACCCGGCCACTGTTTTGAAAACCTTTACCGACGGCGCCGAAGGTTGCGATGAGATGGTGGTCGTCGCGGATATCCCGTTCTTCAGCCATTGCGAGCACCACATGGCGCCGGTTTTTGGTACGGCCACCATCGGCTATATCCCGAGCGAGAAAATCATCGGCCTGTCCAAGCTCCCCCGCCTATTGGAAGTTTTTGCCCGCCGCATGCAGGTGCAGGAGCGGTTGACCAACCAGGTCGCCGAAGCCCTCATGGAGCATCTGCAGCCCTTGGGTTGCGGGGTTGTGATCAAGGCCCGTCATTTTTGCATGGAGTCCCGGGGAATTGAAAAGATGGGCTCCACCACAACGACCTCTGCCTTGCGCGGGGTTTTTAAAACCGAGCCAAGCACCCGAAGCGAGTTCCTGGCTTTGGCTCATAAAGGATAAGCCCATGCATGCTGACGATATCAAAATCAAAATCGAACCAAAACGCGGCACGAAGTTCGATACCGGCAAACAGCAGTGGCACCGCATGCCGCTGGTGATGCTTAAACCGCTGGCAGATGTGTATTGCATCTCCGGTAGAAAATACCCGGCGTTTAATTGCCTGCAGCCTTTCGAGGACGGGGACACCCGGTTGTACGACGCCATGATGCGGCATGTCGAAGCGAGTCAGATCGACCCGCTCGCGATCAACGAAGAAGACGGCGGGGTTTATCACCTCGCGCAGGTGGCCTTTTCGGCTTTGACTCGGTTGCATAACGCCCTGCTCGAAAAAGAGCAAAAATAATCTCTTTTCCTGTTGACTCTCCTCTGTTTGGGCGGTATAATTATATCAATCAAACAGAGGAGGTCAGCATGAAAAACCGAATTGGTAACAGAGCTATTTATCTAGACCCGGCCAAGAACCTGAAGGACCAGCTTAAAGCGGTCGAAATGCTTTTCGGAGCGGACTTTAACCTTTTCGCCGAAAGGGGCTTTGAGTCCCGCGACGCCGGCCCGGTGCTCGGTGACTGTCTTGTGGACAAAGACAGGCTTGGCAGAACGTTTTTCTCTTACTGGGCCGACGGTAATTATCATTGGGCAGATGGAACCATCGCCGAGACAACCTTTTATGTGGTGGCAGAATGAAGCTTTACCTGGCCGGGCTTTACACTTCAAACTTTGATCTCCATGGCCGGCTCTTCAGCCGGCTCACGGAGGAGGAGAAGCGCCATCGGTTGAATGTGCGCTATATCCTGGAGTCCTATCACTACATCCACAGGGCTAGCTATGTCAATAAGATTCGGCGTGATGAAAAGAAAGTTTTCCTCGACTCTGGGGCTTTCTCAGCCTTTACCAAAGGAGTTGAGGTTGACCTTGAGGCCTATTGCCGGTACATCCGGGACAATATGGACATCATCGAAGTCGCCTCTGTGCTCGACGGAATCGGAGACCCGCTCCAAACCTGGCAGAATCAGCGACGAATGGAGCAGCTTGGTACGGCGCCATTGCCGTGCTTCCATTACGGCGAAGATGAACGATATTTGAAGTGGTATGTCGATAATTATGAATACATTACTTTGGGCGGGATGGTTCCAATCTCCACCCCGCAGCTCAAGCTATGGCTGGATGAAATCTGGAAGCATTACCTGACCGATTCTTCCGGGCGCCCGAAGCTCAAAGTCCACGGTTTCGGCTTGACCACAATTAGCCTGATGGAGCGGTACCCGTGGTATTCGGTCGACTCCTCTTCGTGGGTCCAGATAGCAGCCAACGGCGGTATCCTTCTGCCGGACCACGGGGTCATTTCCGTATCGAAAACCTCCCCGGCCGCCAAGCAAGAGGGGCGCCATATTAACACCCTGCCCAAGCCCCAGCAGAAGGCGGTGGCCGCGGAGATAGAAAAACTCGGATTTGATGTGGAGCGGGTGCAGACGGAGTATATTACCCGGTGGGTCTTTAATTGCGCCGCTTTTGAGATTTTAAATAGACGATACGCCGGCGAGGACAAGATCTTCGTTGGCGATCAGATGGGATTGTTTGATTATGCTTGATTCAATTCGGTTTGTTCAGGGCGCTGTAGCAAAGAAAGATTACGCCCCGGAGCTTACCCATTTCAACATTGAGAACGGCCGCATAAAGGGCTACAACGGAATGCTGGCCTTGAGCGGGCCGATTGATATGGATATCAATGTGTCCCCGAAAGCGGTCCCGTTCGTCAAGGCTATTCGAACCTGCAAAGGGACAATAGAATTATTTGAGCAGCCAAACGGGAAACTCGTGGTCAAGTCAGGGCGCTTTAAGGCGCTCGTCGAATGCGCGCAAGAGGATTTCCCCAAGATAGAACCGGAGGGCGAGCGGATAGATGCCCCAGAGGGTCTTTTGACCTCTTTTAAAAAGCTGCAGCCCTTCATCGCCGAGGACGCTTCCCGGGAGTGGGCCTGCGGTATTTTGCTGGATGGCAACTCCGCCTTTGCCACCAACAACGTGATTTTAGCGCAATACTGGATGACAACAACTTTCCCTGTGAGGGTTTGTGTGCCCCGGTCCGCGGTCGCCGAAGTCGTCCGCATAAACGAAAGCCCCATTGCGGTGCAAATAGGGAAAAGCAATATAACCTTTCACTTTGAAAACGAGCGGTGGCTTCGGGCGCAGTTGCTTAATAACGAGTGGCCTGATATTGCCCGGTTATTGGACACGCCTGGAGAGCCGACGCCTATCCCGGACGGCTTTTTTGAGGCCGTTGAAGACCTCTTGCCTTTCGGGGACGAAATCGCGCGCGTTTATTTTAACGAGGGAACAATTTCAACCTGTCCAGATAAAAGTTCTGGGGCTATAATAGAGCTTGATGGGTTGCCCGAGGAGGGTTGCTTTTCTGCTAAGTATTTGAAGCTCCTCAAAGGGATCGCCGAATCAGTGGATTTTGCCGCTTATCCGAAACCGTGCCTGTTTCACGGCCAAAAGGTGCGCGGAGTCATTATAGGTGTTCGTATATGATTAGACCGGACGCGATTGGCCTTTTTTGGGAAGATCTCCCGACAGAGCGTAAAAGGGGTTCTGTGCAGCGGCCTATGCCGGAGATTCCGCATACGGGCTGGACCCCGCCTAAGGATTACCCGAACCTGGCAGCCGCGAATGTCATAGCCGTTGATACCGAGACTTATGACCCGAACCTGCTTACCCGGGGACCGGGCTGGGCGCGAGGCGATGGCCACATTGTCGGGGTCTCTATCGGGGTCGACACCCAGCACAAATGGTACTTCCCGATTCGGCATGAAACGGAGACTGAGCACAACCTTGACCCGGAGAACACCTTGCGCTGGCTCAAGGATACGCTGGGCAATCATCTGCAGCCAAAGATCGGCGCCAACATCACTTACGATGTCGGGTGGCTACGCCAAGAGGGTGTCCGGGTAAAAGGGCCATTGGTCGATGTTCAGTTTGCTGAGGCTCTCCTGGATGAATCCGCCCGGGTGGCTTTGGATGTCCTTGGCCAGAAGTACCTAGGCATGGGCAAGGAGACCAACCTTCTCTATCAGTGGTTGGCCGACTGGTTTGGCGGGGAGCCCGCGGATAAGCAGCGCAAATGGCTCTATAAGGCGCCGCCGAGTCTGGTTGGCCCCTATGCGGAAAGCGATGTGGACCTCCCGTTGCGCCTCGGCCCTGTGCTATATGAAAAACTGCGGGCCGAGAACCTTCTCGATGTTTTTGATATGGAATGCCGGTTAATCTACCTTATGATTGAAATGCGCTTTGCCGGGGTGTCCGTCGATGTGGCCAAAGCAGAGCGGTTGAGAGATACCCTAACTGCAAGGGCCGCCGAGGTTCAAGGGCGTTTGAATGAACTGGTTGGTTGGCCGCTGGATATCGGGAAAAAGGATCAGCTGGCCAAGGCCTTTGATCAGTTTGGTATCCGCTATTCGATGACGGCCCCAAGCGCCAGCTACCCGAACGGGCAACCAAGCTTCACAAAGAGTTACCTAGAGAAGCTTAATCACCCGATCGGGGAACATATCCGCGAGATCAGAAAGTGCGAGAAGCTGAAAGGCACCTTTGTTGAGAGCTATATCCTGGATTCCAATGTCAACGGAAAAGTGTATGGCCAGTTTCACCAGCTTCGTGGGGATGAAGGCGGAACCCGGAGCGGGCGCTTTTCCTCGTCTACTCCAAACTTGCAGAATCTTCCATCGCGGGATGACGAGCTGGCTCCGATGGTGCGCGGGCTGTTTATTCCGGACGATGGGCATAAGTGCTGGCGCAAATATGACTATTCTCAGATTGAATATCGGTGTTTAATACATGACGCTGTTGGGCCAGAAGGGGAAAAGGTTAGAGCGGAATTTAATGCGGACCCGTCGATTGATTACCACAACTTTATCCAGGCTTTAATCCATAAACAAACGGGTATTCGGATTGAAAGAAAGGCAATCAAAAGTATCAACTTTGGCCTAATTTATGGCATGGGCGTTGCAGCCCTGTCTGCGGCGCTTGGCCTAGATAAAAAGGCAGGCGGAGAGCTGGTTAAACGCTATCACGAGGGTGTGCCGTTCGCCTTGAAAACGATGGAGTATTACATGGCCTTGGCGCAGGAAACTGGAGTTATCGAAACCATACTCGGACGCAAGTCGAGATTCGATCTGTACGAACAGTATGGCACCTACGGAAGCCTTGCCCTTCCCTATGAAGAAGCTAGGAGAACCTATTCCAGGCTCCAGCGCGCCTATACCCACAAGGCGCTGAATCGCAGGCTTCAGGGATCGGCGGCGGATATTATGAAGAAAGCCATGCTCCAGTGCTGGGAGGACGGTGTTTTCGATGAAACAGGGGTGCCCAGGCTCACCGTGCATGACGAGCTCGATTTTTCAGACCCGGGTGGAAAAGACCGTGCTTTTGAGGAGATGAAGCGTATAATGGAAACAGCCTTACCGCTAAGGATTCCGGTTAAGGCGGATGCTGAAATCGGCCCAGACTGGGGCCATGTCAAGGAATAAGGAGGCTTTATGCGCGCGATTATTGTTTTCATTCTTTTTGTCATTTCAACGCTCTTTTTTGCTTCTTATGCAGTGGAGTATCTGGAGTGGGTAGCCGCGATCGAAAAGCAACGGCTTGACCAGTACCTTACCCATGAGCAGCGCAAGGCCGTGATTGACCGGTTGCTAGACAATCCTTAGGAGGATAAAATGAAGACAAGTGAACCCATTTTCGGCTGTGCAGACTGTTACGAAGAACGTTCATACTTCGCAGATGAGCTCGCTTGGTATAAAGGCCAGCTTTTCTGCGAAGACTGCTGGTCAGAGCGGCTATACAATGCAGAAGAAGATGCAGGGTTGCCTGCCTTCGAAGACCTCGAACCTTTTGTCCCTGAGTACGAGAAAGAAATAAAAGCTCTCCGCGCCAAACTCGAAGCCGCGATGAATCCGTATCTATGGCGTAACGAACCTCCGACGCGAGAAGGTGAGTTTTTCTATAACGGAAAAACACCAGATCGGAGCGTAGACATAGCGGCTATTGTCCATGTGGTAATGAATGAAGAGCTACACGCTCTTACTGCATTCCTCCTTATCCCGCCCTACTGGAGGGGTGATAAGAATAGGGCTTGTGCAAAGTTACATTTTGGCACGTTGGATGAATGGGAAGGTCAGTGGGCTGGTCCTGAGTTCGGGCTTTGTTCGATTGAACACGCAAACCGCGCACGATGAGATACGAGGTGGAGGAATAGAGATGGACTATCACAGAGTTAATTTTGATTTAAGAAATAATGGACTAGCTGTTTGCTGGGGACACCATGAAAAGGCTGATGGTTGTGATTATGAAGTGCTTGCACCACAGGAAACGTTGAAAATCATAGAGGATCTCCGCGCCGAACTCGAAAAGCTCAAGCGTCAGTGGGCCGAAGATGATCGTGATATCACCGCGCTCGAAGACGAAAATAACCAACTCCGCGCTGAACTCGCCGCCGAGCGCAAGAAAAACGATGACCTTGCCTTCCGCTTGCAGGACTGGCACGACTCCGCAGAGAAGGCATGGAAGACGCCGTGCGCTGATGAATCCCATTGCTCTTGCGTTCCATTGCTGAGAAAGACAGCCAATGACCTCGAAGCGCAGGTCGAGGTGTTGATGGAGAGTCTTCAGCATATTATGGATGACCATTGCGAGGATGTATCTGGGTGTTCTTGCTGTAAGTACGATGTAGCAACTGCTAAAAACGCCCTCGCCAATCTCCCCGCCCGTGCAGAGAAGGTACGTAAGGTGTTGGAGGCGGCGGAAGAGCAAGCACGGCTCGGGGCCGAAACTCATTGCGATAATCACTCAGTGTACTTTGCAGCTTGTGCCGATACCAACAAAGCCGTGCGCGAAAGGAGGGAAGGGTGAAACTTGAACCATGCAAAAACTTGGACTACAGAGAAGAGCACTACCTGGACTGTGAGCTTAAAACTTTCGAGGCTAATGGCGCACATGTCAAGTATTTTGAGCGCGAAGCACCGTATGCTGGGGCAGCGTCAAAAGTACAATTCTGCAAATTTCGTGGGCGGATAAATTCTATGTTCGATTGTTACGAAAAGCCCGGCCCAATGAACTGTCACGAGTCTGCTGAGGAAATGGAGGAAAAATGAAATGTCCATTTTGCTATGAAAAAATACAGGTTTACAGAATAGACGACAGCGAATATCGGTTTCACTGCACATTCTGCGATAAAGATGTTGTCCCAACGCCTGACAAAAAAGTTGAGGATATTTATCCTTTGTCCCGTAAAACCCCGTCGTTCACGGCGGGGATATAAGGAACGGTTTAGATGTTGTCATCTCAGTGAAATGTAGTATAATATTACCAATGATCGAAAACCAAGATCGTTGACAAAAGAACTAAATACCGCAGGGCATGCGGAATTTTAAGCCTTTGGAGAGGATTTAAGACGTAGCCAGTGCGGAACGCAATCCTCAGCGAATTAGGAATCCCCCGCCTTCAGGCGTGGGGAGTAGTCAACAATGCTGTGCGGCTGACAGATTGAGGCTCAGGCGTGGGATTTTTTCCACGCCATCCAGCCTCCAATCCGGATACCGAGGTACATCGCCTGCGCTTTTGTGTAGCGCAGCCCGCCGTCCCGGAGACTGTCGTAGAATATCTGGTCGGCCATTTTTCGGCTCAGTCCATGCTCGGTAGTCCGGTAAAACCAGTCATGCAGCACGGATTCTTTTCGCCACCGTTTGTCGAACGGATGCCCGACCAACGCCCACAAAAGGCGCGGTATGCTGGCCCCATCACAGACAAACCCAGACGGCACCATAAACGTTCGGTTGGTGCGGTGGCATTTATAGATCAGATTACCGCGCGTCCGCACATTATCGGATTGCTGCACAAATTCTATCGCCGGTAGGGGGTCGAGAAATGGCATGTTAACCCCCCACTATGGCTGTCGCATCGACGATCCAGTCGAGTAGAACGCCGACAGCCACTTTGCCCTGATCGTCCAGCACACCGTCGCCGACGATCTCGGCCAGCTTGCTCTCCGCCTCCATCAGCACCGCATCGAGCAGCAGTTGGTCGGCCACGTCCAGGCTATCCCAACCGATGGACTGCCGCACCTGCTGTGCCATGTTGCGCACGGTCACTTGCGCGTCCGTCTCGATGATCCGCCGCACAGCCTGCACACGCTCCTGCACCTGCTCTGCGGTCACCTCCGTCTCGGCGATCACTTTGAGGGTCGCGTACTGGGTGGCAAGCTCAAGCCGAGCGTCTTGTTTGGCCAGCATGGCGCACCCGGCTATCACTGACAGCGTTAAAAATACAACAGCAATTTTATTTATCATTTTCCGTACCTCCACTCTTGTTGTTTGACAACTTTGTGGTCTGGGCGAATGGTTTGGTTGGCGCTATTTTCGGCTGGTTCAGACATCGGTTTTCCTTCCTGCACAAAGACCTGTCGCCCTCACACACCCCCGTAGGACTGTACCGGCAAGGGCTCACCTGTTGCACGTGGCGCAATGCTCTTCCTCTCCGGCGATCCATCTCTTGCTCCCCCGTGCAAGCGCGCGCCCCATTGCCTGCTGCGTCTCCTCGTCGCACATCCAAACGCGTTCTTCTGCGTTGCTGACAAAGCCAAGCTCAAACAGCACGGCGGGGCAGGGCGTGTTTTTGAGGACGTAGAGTGTTGAGGTTTCTTTAACCGGCTCATTCGGTCGCCATGTGCGGTGCGTGCGCTGCGGAAATGTGCGGGAATATTCTTCGATGAGACTTGCACCGCAGGACCTCCCTTTTTGGCTGTTTGTGTAGCAAAAACACTCAAACCCCCGCGCCCGAGTATCTTCTGCGGCGTTGGCATGGATAGAGACAAACAGGTCTGCCTTTTCGCTCTTTGCGGCCAAAACTCTTGCGGAAAGGGAGGTGGAAACATCCTCATCGCGGGTCAATACCACACGATGCCCTTTAAGGGAATCGCGGCAGGCAAGGGCGACGTTAAGGCAGATCCAGGCTTCGACAGGGTGTTCTCTGGTCGCGCCGGGGTCCGCGCCGCCATGTCCGGGGTCAAGGATAATCGTCATGGCTTGCGTCCGTCGCTCCACGTTGCGCCGCAGGAAAGGCATTTGTAGTAGAAATCTGGAGAATCTTCTCTGCCATCGGTCACGATCTTTCCGCCACATGGCCCGGGCGCTTTCAGAGTCCATGCGCTCCGGCAGCAAGCTCAGCGCCGGAGTAAGAACTATTCGGTTGAACTGTTCAGGGTTCATGTAGTCTTACCTCCACAGTTAGGGCATGAGCGATCCGGTCTCAGCGTATGACCGCAAGCGGCGCAACGACCCATATTAAACTCCTTCCGTGTTCAATAACGCACGGCATTGATCTTTTCTTCCCAATCAGGGTCATCCAGCGTGATTGCCTTTAGAGCATCCTGTGCTTTGATTTTTCTCAGCCGCTTCTGTGCGTAATCAAGTCCTTGCTGTTTTGCGATTTCAAGCGCAGCATCAAGTGCAACCCCCTCATGAGTTATGTTGTGGTAGTCGCGTATGTTGATTGTGGTATGCCCAAGAAGTTTTTCGAGTTCAATCCCGTCTTTTAGCCTTCTGGCGTTTTCCTCGCCAGCGTCCATTTCAAAAGTTCTGCCGTCTGGAAGGGTGCAGACTACCGGATTGTTCATGGAGTTATGGAACTCCCAAATAATCCTTGTGTTTTTTGCCTCTTTTCTGCGCGAAAGTAAATAGTCATCTTCTTGTTTTAGGTTTACCAATTGTCCATTACGCACACAGTATTCTTTTTTTGCTTGCCTTGTCGTTACGCCCCCATCAATATATTCAAAATCGTAATTGTCGGCATCAAGGCAACGTGCCGAAATTTGATCCTCGAAGGTCGTTTCATTTCCAGGCACAATACACACTGAACATAAAATATCCTCAGTTTCCCTGTTCCATATCAGTAGAGATTTCATTATGACCCTCCACCTTCAACAACAATGAAGTTGACATCCTCTGTCGTTGAAATATAATTTTGATCCGATCTTACATATTTGGAGAACTCTACATACGGCGGCTGAACAGCAACATCCACCGATCCCGGTTCACCAGATCCAAAATAAATTGACCAACTGTCTGTGTGTGTTGTTACAGACACAAACTGTATATAAAACTGATAATCATCCCCGTCCGTCCTAAAAAAATGGGAGTGTGTGATAGGTATATGCCCGTTAATAGTAGAAGAGAATGCACTATAAGAATATTCTTGATAGCTCCATGTTGACGATGTTGTTTTTTTATAATATACTCTATAAGTTATCTTGTCGTAAGAACCCCAATAATTAAAGTAACCTATATCATTGAACCAATCTATTATATCCCATCCTGCAATTTCAACAAATATTTCAACTCCCATCGCGCCATACACAGTTGTTATACTAGTATTACCTCCAACTGAGGTTGTTATTGAGTTTACAGTAGAGGTTGTTGGTAAAAATCCATCCATCAAATTAGCAACAACTTCAAACCCATTTATCGTGACATTTTTTGCATAAAATTCCATCCAAAATTCATTGGTTCCGGCTGGAACCTGTGTGATTTTAGGCGAAACCTGAACAATCGGAACGTCTTTCATTGGTGGGTTGAATGTAATAATATCCCCCCCGCTCGCCTCGCCTGCAAAAACCCTTCTTACTGATTTATACAACATCCCATTTTCATAAAACCTCAAATCTCCCGGCGTCAAATGAACGTAATCTCCCGTACCAGTATTGGTCATTTTCAGACCACCAGTTGTGATTTCGGTATGTGCTTCTAACGCAGACTGTGTTTTATCCGCGCCAGGCTCAGCAACTGCCTTTCCAGGGCCAGTTAAGACATCGTTGGCGGTGTTATCCTTGGTTACATCCGCCCCCTGTTCTTCCCCCACGAAGCGGGTAGCGGTTGAGCCGCTTTCCAGTTTGATGTTTTTTACTGCCGTGTTCGAACTTACGGCATTTTCGAGATAGAAGCGGATTTGTAGATAGGCCGTCCCAGCTGGCGTTGTAGTTGTCAGTGTTTTTCTTTGGAAATCATGTTGGGTGTTGGTGATTATCCTCGGGTTATAGAAAATTTGGTTTTGGTTGCTGTCGTAGGCTTGAAGGTCTACGTTAAAATTCCCGGACTGCAATCCAAGCGAATAGATAGTTGCTCCAAGCGTATATGTCCAGCTAGGCTGAACAGGAATGAGATCAGAAACATGGGTTCTTGTTGCAGGTGTCGCTGAGTTAAGACCCCAATAAGGTGAACCATCAGAGTTAATATGCGGTAAAGCATCACCAGACCAAAAGCTATTCCCCAGTTTTGCTGTCGGATTCTTGACCATATTAGGATTGACTGTATCGAGATATCTATCTGTGTTATCAGCATCGGCAGATGGGCCGCCGACCACATCTTCGCCGTAGTCGGCCTGATCCTTGATTGCCAATGCGCCCGGTGCCACGGGACTGCCGCCAACTTTAATCTTATCGGCCCAGATATTAGTAATATTCGCCGTACTAGCATCAATATGATCGATGTGGGCGGTGTTGATGCTGGCTCTCTGAAAGTAGCCGCTGCCGACCACCTGGTTTGGTGCGGCGTGCCAGACTAAATCCCAATCGCCTGCTCCGTAATAGACGGCTATGTGGAACTGGCCTGCGCTTTGGTTGAGGGGTGGTCGTGTTGCTCCGCTTTGATACGCTCCCGGGCTGGCGACGTCCCACCACACATACTTATTCGCCGTACTGCCCGCGGAGATCGGGTACTTCTCGCCGTTGTGATAAAGCGAGTGTGCGTTCCAGCTGAATGCTGCGGCTCCTGCGGTGAACGAATATCCGTGCAGGATCGGCACGCTGAACGCCTCTGTCGCTTCCTTCTTAAATTCCTCAGGATCGGTGGCCGGTGCCTCGATGTCCACGCTGCCGACCGCGGCCAGGCTGTAGGTGATGCCCTCTGTCCCGAAAAAGTCGTAGGCGCCGACTTTGGCGTAAAGCGCCCCACCTGGAAGTCCGTTGAAGGATGCGCTGGTGGTCCCAGGCCCGACTCTTCCCGCAACTCCATAACTCACATCATCGGTGGAGAACAAAATTACGTACCCGGCCAGGTCGTCTGCGACGATCTCATCCCATTTGACCGTTGCACCCAAATACCCGTCGTCGATGGTGACGTTTTGCACCTGGCCGACTTGCGGATTGTTGACGATCAAGCCTGCTGGGGATGGCGATATGTTTCCAAAAACATCTTCGAGCCACACCCGGATTTCAACCGATCGGGTAAGCCCATCTGCGTTGTTTTTTGCCCATGTGTAGGTGTAGGCCGGGTCGCTAACATACTCGACGCGTTTTTGCACACCGCCCGACCAAATCTCGACCCGATAGCGTTTAAACCAAGCTGCACTCTCATCGTTCCAAACAAACGAAACATCGCTGGAGGCGTAGATCTGCCCTCCGCCAATCATCGCAACGCCTGTCGGTGGGGGCGGGCTGTCTGCCGTCACAGTGTCTTCTGCGTAGGTATCAGACAAGTTGCCGTAGCGGTCCTGCACATAAACGCGGACTGTGATGTTGCCTGATAGACCATCAGCGCGGTTTTTGTCGAGGGTGTAGAGATATTCAGGGGTATCAACATACTCGGTGCGCCGCAATGTTGAGCCAGATCTGATCTCGACCTTGTAGTTTAAAAACTTAGGATCTTCTGAAGGCGTCCAGGTCCAGCGCATATCGCGGAAGTTGGCTGCGCTTCCGTCGGTATGAAATACCAGCCCAGTGACCGACACGGGGCCAGTGTCAACCCCTTGCACGGTATGCGTCACCGCCGTGCTCCATGCGCTGAAACGCCCCTGGTAGGTCGTCCGTGCCTGTATTTCGTACTCGATGTCGGTGAAAACGCCCTGTACAAAATAAGTTTTGTTCTGTGGGCTTGTGACCGTGATTGTGCGCCACGCGGCCGCCGTGCTGGTCGGCCTGAGTCGCAGTTCTACGCCATAATCTTGCACCGAGCTGCCAGACACTTGCCACATGACCGACATGCCGAGTTTGAGTCGCCCGTCAGTGTCTGGCTCAAGCACGGTTTCATCGGAGCGCACGTTTATAATTGTGGGCACGGGCGGGTCTTTGGGCGTAGCCATGCCTGGTGAGTAAGGCGGAATCGCACCTGTGTCGGCATCATGGATATTGGGCGCTGCAGGCACGCACGTAATACGGGCGGCAAAGTCGCCCTGTGGCTCGATCTTGCTGACTTTGACGTCGATGGTTTCTTTCCCGGCTTCGCCGAAGACAAAATGATCGCCGACTGCGACGCCGGTTGGTGCTTCGTTGAGCGTCAAAACATTGTCGGTCAGGGATGCGACAGTATAAACCGAGATGCTGCCGTCCTGTTTTTGCAGCTTGATGCCGTAAGAAGCACCGACCTCGGTGTCAAACAATTCATCCACGGTCAGGTCGTTGCCGCTGATGCTCTTGACCCGGCCTGCGCCGATTCCCACCAAAATGACATCGTGGTTGAGGACGAGCAGATCCCCGCGCCGGTAGCGCAAATGCTGAACGTCCTGCATAAAGCTAAACGTTTCAGGGCGCAGTCGCGCTTGCGCGAGGTGATAGCGCCCCTCTTTCCACGCCTGATCGCGGCTGGTGACGCCTTTGGTCTGGTATGTCTCATACCGGGTGGCGTTTGCTTCGCTGTACCCGTCATCGAAAACCAGTCGTTCGGCATCCTCCCACGTCTCTGAATCGACATACTGGACTCGCAGCGCGTGCGGGATGCGCTGGAAGGCGACGGTGCTTGACAGCCCCCAGCTGTTGCGCGGGCTGATAACCATTTTTTGGGTTGCGGCGGGGTCGTCGGTCACAACCGAGATTTTCGCGTCGTCGGTCAGGTTCCATGCCGCACGGCCGGTCGACGCGACTTGGCGTGCAGCCTCGAAAACGGTTGTGTTTGAATCAAACACGCCGTTGTATTCAAGCCCAAGCGCGTCGCAGCGGCTTGCCCAATTCATGAGATGGGCGGTGCTGATGTCGCCGCGCGGGATGGCTTCGGCGTTGGCTGTGCCTGCGAATATGTCGGCATAAACCCAGGCCGGGTTGCTGGTATTTTGCTCAACCCATGCGCTGCCGTTGTAGACCTGAAGCAGCGATGACGCCAGAATATTGACGGTCTCGAGCGGCCCGGATAGTTGGTCGGTTGCTTTGATGCGCAGCGCCATGCAGACGGTGCCAGGCACGTCGAACGGCTTGGTATTTTCCACGGTGCGCAAGGTGGTCCAGGTCGCGTCGTTGTAGTGAGTGTCGCGGGAATTGTAGGTGCTCGCCCTGGTCAAGCGCACATCCCACTGCCCGGCGGATGGAAACTCCCATCTGATGCCGTAGCGCACCGGGCCGTGATGGAATCCGTGAGTTACGTCAGGGAGGGCCGACCACTCGTCCAACGTCCCAGCGGCGCGGTACTGAAGCGACCAAGTGACGGATGAATCGCGGATTTTGCCTTTGTTAGAAATATTATACAACCCCTGCGGATATACAATATCGATGCTCGCCTCTTTGCAGTCGGGCCCGGTGGTGCGAACGGCCTGATCGCCGTCGGTGTTCAAAACGATGGAAAAGGAGTCCTCTGTAACAGAGTCGGTAAAAGTGGTGATGTCTTCGGCGGCTGCAATCTCGTATTCGACATCCTCAAAGAGCCCAATGTCTGAATCGCCGATGCGGATCGTTCCGTCCGGCAGTAGGTCGTTGTGTGTGATCCTGCTTCCGTCGCCTGCCCGCAGGCCACCGATTTCAAGCGGACCGTAGCCGAGGCACAGAAACATGCGCAGGTACTGGTCAGAGCCTACAACCTCGGTGTAGGGCGTGGCGGTCATGGGTACGGGCGGGAAGAGGCGATATGTGCCGTAGATGCGCGGGATATTGGTGAACGCGCCAAGCTTGTTGCGTGATCCAGTGAGCGATGTGAGTTTGTTTTTAGCGCCTGAGTAGTCTGCAGTTTCTGGAACCTGCGGAGGAACGAGCGCGTTGATCGCCAGGGTTCCTCCAAGGGCGATTCCCACGCCTACGGCGACGCCCCATGGACCACCTACGGCAAACCCTGCAACAGCCGCCACAATGGTGACAACCGTCTGAAACACTGGGCGCAGAATGTTTCCATCAGCAGGCACCGGGCGCACGATCACCTCTGACCCGGCATCCGGCACCGTGCTGTCAAGCAGTTCGCATGGCACCTCTACGCCGTCGATCCACGCCTGCACCCGCGCCTTTTCTCCGACGATCTGGCGCAGGGTCTGCCCGTGGTCAAGGACGCACGGTTCGAGCCATTCATCTTTAAACGGGTGTTTTGCGGCGATGATTGTGATTTTGTCACACATAGCGGTAAAAACCTTCTATCTTGTTTCTCCATGTAGGAGAGTCATAACTTTCAATTGTTGACGTGCCGCTTGAATAAGCGTGCAGCATTTCACCGCCCCCCACAACCACACCGATATGGAATGCCTTGCTTCCGCGCTTAATAAGCACCAGATCGCCTGGCTGCGGGTCTTCCGTCGGTTCGGTCTTCTCGGCCAGGTGACGGTGAAATCTGGCTGCTCTGCTATCCAGATCGCTGGGTGAAAGTCCCTTGTCATAATCCGGAATCGCTACCCCCGCAGCCTCAAAAACACGCTGCACGAGACGAAAGCATCCGAACGGCGGCTCGTAGTCGAGACCGACGAAGCGCCGGATATCAAGATCCGCGATTGCTTGGCGCAAATTGCAAGTGAGGGAAGGCGGCATTGAGAAACCCCGATCTGAAAGAAAGGTTGAGGTCGAGCGCTTGTAGAGCGTTACCGACGCTATCAACGCGAAACTGGATTGGTCCGTACTCGATGACATCGGGAGTATCGGCTAAAACCACGTCATAAACGCACTCGATGTCAACTCTTGTCCCGGAGAGTTTGCGCACTTCGGTGATCAGGCGCTGGTCGATATTGGCAACCTTGATCCTCATCTGAGGGAGTTGGCCTTCGTCTTGATTCATACCGATAACTTCAAAGTTGGCTCTGAAATACTCGCCTGAATTGCGTGTAATATTCTGCGTGTTATTCACCAGGCGCATGGTTTCGGTCATGTCTGGATGGGAAAAAACCAGACACTCCAAAAAGCATTGATCTGTAGATTGGGCAAGGGCGGCTTGCAATCCGGCTTGGGACAAACTCATGGCAACATCTCCAGCGACAACTTGATTTCAAAAATATCGTCTGTATAAGCGACCTCTTGCGGTTCACCCATGAACCGAAATATCCCTGCTGCGGCCGTTACCGGATCCTTCCAGCTGAAGGGCAGTGCCCCGCCGGCGAGAGTCGTATTAAAGAACTCCCAGAAGGTTGCGCGCTGGGCCGCGTCGACGATGGTCGATTCGCTGAAATACGTCGAAGCAGCGGTAAACCGTCGCCTGACATAAGCCGGTCCAGCGTCCATCTCCGTGCGCACCGTTTGCGGCTGTTGCGTTCTGGCGTACCCTGCAATTAGCGGATATTGCGGAAGCGTTGCGGGCCAAGTATCCATCAGTACCTCCCCGGACGGCCTACGCCGTAGTTTGATTTCATGGTGCGGTCGAGTTGTCCAGTGCCTGCCAGCCGGTCAAACGAGTTTTTAATCATCACGTCAATCATGGTTTGTCCGTCCGGTCCTTTGCGCTCATTTTTTTCAACCTGCATATCTGGCTGAGTCATGATGTTGACCACCACGTTGCCCCCGCCCTTCGTGTGGTCGATGACCGTTTCGTTTGGGTGCAGCACAGCCGCGAACCCGCCACGCCCGTCTATCCCGCCGGAGCGGGATCCATACCCGGTAAATCCCCCGCCCTCAAAACTCGGATTGGTGGATGCGATTGTGGAGATGATTCCGCTCGTTGCAGCGGCCACGCTTGCCATTGCCGCGAGGTTCTCCGGCCAAGGGTTCGCGGCGGCCTTTGCGATGCCGGTCTGGATAGCCACGATGGATTCCGCGATTGAAAACGCTTTGCTCACGGCGAACATGGCCCGATAAATACCAGACTGCTCCCCGGCGAATGCTTTTGCCACCCCTGCAATCCCATCGTACAAATCGGCGTAGTTCTGGTAGGTTTGGCGTGCTCGTTCGGCTTCCAGCTCCTGCAAACGAGCGTTTTTCTCGTTCTCAAGCGCTATCAAATCCTCATTTGTGGCAATGGTAGAACTCAACAGAATTTCACGGCGGCGCTCATACGATAACGCTATCGCTTCCTCCTCTGACAGAAGGCTCTCGATGATGGCGGTTGCCCGCTGGTCCGTTGCTTCTTGTTCGCGTTGCATTGCGAGTTCTTCATCACGCAAGCGCCGTAGCTCATTGATGCGGTATTCTTCCCACGCGAGTTGCTCCTCCGCCTGGCGCTGTGCATTGTTTGCTGCAATTTCAAGCCGCCAATCGAATTCTGATTGCAACTCAGCCGTGGCTTCTTTGAGTGCGGCTGAGTCAACGCTGCCCACAGCAGGGACGTCAACGCCTGCGCCGCTTATGAATTTGTCCCGCGCCGCCGACATTCCTTCAAAGATATTTTCAAACGCTTCAAGGGAAAGCGCCCCAGAAGCCAGGCGCGCTTTGATGTCTGCTTCAATTTGATCGAGAATCGCTTGCTGTTCTGCTGCTATTCTTCTTGCGTTTTCAAGACCCTCGGTGTTTGCTGAGAAGCCGGCCGAAATAGCGCGTTCGCGGACACCAATATTCCACTCTCTTGCAGCGTTCAACCCCTCCCATATCGTTCGCTGGGCTTTGAGAAAATTGAGAACAAGCGCGTCGACAACGACACTTGTCCCTGCTATGGCTGTGGTCGCATGGGAAAAACCAGTTATCATTGCTGAGGTGAGGCTGTCCACCGCTGCTACAACAGCCTGGTCTTGCAGCGTTTCTGTGAGGCTTTCTATCCTTTGCTGCGCTTCCGGCAATCCGCCTTTTGCCTCCAGGAGATCGCCGAACGCGTTCTTCAGCCCTTGAAGCGCCCCGCCGAATGTATCCCTCGCGGCCCTGGCGCTGCCGCCGAATTGGGTTTCAAGCTCTTTCAGGATGATCGATTGCGCCCCGGCAACGTCCCCGACCGCAACCATATCCTTGATCATTTCTTTTTGTGTGTCGGAAAACTGAATCCCTGATCGCGAAAGTGCGGTAAGCCCCAGGATAGGATCGTTCAGGGCCTTACCGATCTGGATGGTAGCCGTGCGCAAATCCTGCCCCATGGCCGTAGCGGTGTCGAGGATTGCTTGTGTTGCTCGTGGGAACGCCTCATCGCCAATACGCGTGAACGTCAAAAGCAACGACTGCGCGCCAATGATCGCCTCATCGCCGAACGTGGTGACTCCTTGAAGCTGTGTGGCGTAATCTTGGAGAGATTGAGAAAGCTCCGGCGTATAGCGCCCCGTTGAGCGCAGAGTTGCTTCCAATTGCGCGGTGACACGCTCCTGCTCAATAGTGTTAGCAATGACCGTCCTGAAAGTCTGGCCGATTGCTAGAGCTGACGCAAACGCCGAAATGGTCCGCGTTGCAGAACTGAATGTTCTTTGTGCCCTCGCTCCAGAACGATCAAGGTTATCAACCTCTCGCTTCGCGGTGCGAATGTCTCGGCTGTCTGCTGAGAGTCTAACGCTGTAAATATCAGTCATTGGCGTAGCGCCTTTTTGGTTGCTTGAGCGATTGCTTTTTTGTCGGCCTGATCTTCCCCATACCACGGCGGCGGCACGTCTTTACCTTCAAACCTGTGTACCGCTGATGTGTAGGCGTGGCTCATTCTCATGATTGCCGCGGCCTCATATCCTTGCAACTTGATTTCGGTAATGTCTGACCATGCTTTCATTTCCTGCCAGCTTGTTTCGTACAGCCCGATCTCGATAGCTATTTCGGCCAGATATTCCCAACCGCCCAGCGGCGGGAGCGTTGCCTGTTTGCCAAGCAACTGCCCCCGTGTCTTTTCCTGTTTTTTACCTTTTGTGTGCAGCCAGCCTAGCTGTTTTGCGTATATTTCAAGTGTTGCTAAGCTGGCGGTAAAAAATTTGCCTGACGGACGATAAACTGGTTGACCTGTTTGCGGATCGGCGCGGATAGTGTGTAGACCTTAACGGCGTTGGCCTTTGAGAACTCCAGCGGTTTGCCGCTCAGCTCCAGCCCCTTCCACCCTTGCGTCAAATCGGCAAGGAACTTTGCATCATCCTCAACCGTCGAATCGTCCACGAGGTTTTTGTTTTTGATGCGCTCCTGTGCGGCTAACTTAGCCAGCATGCGGAACTTGTTGGAGTCTGAGCCGTAAACTGTAATTATAATGTCTGTCGACTCGCCGGTGCGCGGATCGGTAATGACGCAATCCGCTGTCTCCTTTGTGCTGATTTTCAAGATGTCCATGAATTACACCCCGAAGTTAGCGGTAACGGTCAAGTCGCCCTGTACGTAAATATCCTGACGCGGGTTCTCAGTGCTGCCATCCGACCAGTCAACAAACACATAACCCGCATCCGGCACAGCGGCAACGGGGGAACCGTTCGCACCGAGATTGACGGTTTGCGGTGACTCACCGATCAAAGAGCCGTTAGCCCCGGCTGAGTAGGTCAGAGTGAATGATGTTTCACCAGGCCCCGCCACCTCAACCACACCATTCGGGTGCTTGCGGATCGTGCAGGACTTGAGGCGCACGGCGTTGGCGTCGCCTTGATCGTCAACCAGGCCGAACACCCGCGCCTGATAATAGTCAATGTCCCCGTCGGGGTACTGCACCTTGAAGCTGTAATAGTCGTCCGACAGGTGCGCGGCTCTCAGCAGGGCTTGTCCTGCGTCAGACCGGCTCACGACGAGGTTAAACGTGGTTTCGTTCTCGTCATAAGTCCCCTTCAGGTGGACCGTGGCGCGTTCTTTCAGCAGGTTGTAGGTTACGTCCTCATAGTTCCGACCTCCACCGGTAGGGGGAGAAGTGATCTCACCGATCTCGGTAAAAGCAAGGGCCTCAAACCCCGCCTGAGTGTAAACAGCAGGCACCCCGGCGCTGATGGAGACGATTGTTCCGCTTAATGTTTTGGCTTCGCTCATGACTGACTCCTTGTGATGATTGCTGTGTATGCTATTGTGAGGATGATCTTATACCACCCGGCCTCGTTGATTCCTGGTTGGCGTTGTAATGATGTTGTTTTGACCGCCACGCCACCATAACGGAATGTTTTACCAAAACGGAAATAGCCGAGTATCTCGTCCGCTTTTTGCTTGATTGCAATTGCGCCGGAGTTTGACGGATAGCGCAGAATCACTTGAAATATCCCGTCCGTCTGATCGGAGTTGTTCAGGGTCAACGGCGTGACGTTGTTCTGCAATACTCCGATTTCCGCATAGGCCTCACCGTTTGTCGCGTCATACGATAAGTTCTCGTGCGCTATCGGCAGCCCAAACCCGCCGGCGATAAACTCACTCACAAATGCCTGGTCGATTTTAACCACGGCTTTTCTCCTTGATGATGCGCTGCAGTCTGGCAATGTTGCGCCGGATCATCCCGTCACGCTCCTCCCAAATTCCAGCATAACTCAGATTATTTGACAGCCAGTCCTCGGTATCGGGTTTGACCGTTGCTGCAACTTCAGCTTGTGCATGCGCTCCCGATGGATCTGTGCGCTCAATTTGTTCGCTCGCAGGGGTGTTGTTTGTTGTCTGCCAGTTTCCCCTGAGCCGCCCCGTATCGACCCTGGTGTCACGTATCACGCCGTTGAACAGCTCGATCTTGATTGCTCTGACGGTCTGATCAATCGTTGCCCCCGCTACGCGCGCAAGTTGTCCGATCGGTATTTCAGCCATCTATCTCCTCACATGAATGTAGTAAATAACCGCCTGACCGCCAGGCTCAACCGGCGTCACGTCGATGATCTGCCAATCTGCTCCGTTGATCGTTACCGTGTCCGTCAATAGCGGCTCAAACGTATCGTCAATAATCAGCATCTTGTCGCCTTGCTGAATCAATGTGCTGTCAACCAGGTCGTCTTTTGTGATCTTTTTGAATATCCCGTTTGGCCTGAATGTCGTCACGGTCCCGGGGGTCACTGCGCCGGTCACGGGGTCGATGCTACCGCCGGCGGTGCGCTTAAACTCAAACGCTTTGCCAAACTTTTGCAGCAGCTTTGACGCTGTATTTGCTGTGCCTTCGTAAAAACTCATGTCCGCACCAACGGGATAGACAATCCGTTACGCCTCAGCAGGCTTGAAAGCAACGCTTGCCAATGGCTCGACCGACTGAGTATTGCATGTGAGTCGCTGCCCATGTACTCAACCTCGATAACGTCCACCTTCTCGCGTTTGACTGCCCGGTTCGGATTCGCCGGCAGGTTGTAAGGGTCAATCCCTGCGCGAATGTCCAGCGCAAGATTCAACTGGCACAAAATCACTTGCCGCGGAATCTCGGTGTCGTCCCAACCGAAGCCGTCAATCGTTAAATTCGTGCGCGGGAAGCTCATCGGCTGATCACGGTCAACCAGGTAGCCTTTAAGCTGCGGCTCTTTACTGTTGATGTACTGCGCGGCCTTGATAAGTTCGATCTCCGCGGCATCTTCGTTGGTGATAAAAATCCCCAACGATTCGGCATAATTGACATAATCGTCAAGGCTTACAAATGAGTTTGCGCCGTCAATGATTGTTCCGTCCTCAACAATGATCGCCATCATTTCCACCTATCGTAAACAGTGAACTCGTCTGTTTCCCCCAGCGCGTCGTAGCCCGGGCCAGCAACGTGCGCCTGCAACAAATAACGCCCTCGCTGCGGCAAATCATCAGCGCTGGTCGTTATATATTGCAGTTTTGTGCCGCTGAGCGTAGCTTGGAATTGCGTCTCAGCTCTGTCGGGCAGACGCACCTTTATCTCCATGGCTGTTGCATCAGACCAGTCAACAGGTGGGCAGTCTGTGCCTTGTGTCTCCACCTCAAGCAGCACCCCAATCTGCCCGATGTAAATTTTCCCTTCGCAACTCAC